GAAGCCTTTTGCTTTTTTAGCCATTTGTGATCTTCCTCAGTTAGTTTTAAATACTTAATACTTCCATTGACATATTGCCTGGTGTCTTCACCACAACTTGTGCAACGATAATAATCTGTAACAATGGATATCAATATTGTCTCATCACCACATTCTGGACAATGTCCATGGACAGTATCAATATTATCTAAAAATTTATCATTAATCATTGACGCCATTCACATTCTTCATATTCTTCATTATAGTCATATTCTTGAAAAGATCCAGCGTTAAACATTATTTAGATTCTATAATAATTTTTCTTATACTTTCACTACCATCTACGTTTTTATCAATAACAGCTTTAACTTCTCCACATACAAGTTGTTTATTGTCCATATTCATGTTTCTTGTGGCTATTCTTTTACTTTTTAAACAATCAGACATAGAATCTTGAATTCTATATTCCGTAAGATTACCGTCTAAGAATAGACTTAGTGCAATAACGAGTTTGATCATTAATGCTTACCATTTCCATTTGCAAATTTAATATCTCTTGTTGCATCCTTTAATTTTTCTACATCTTTTTTAATTTTTTCAATTTCTTTTTCGTGTTGTTCTAACATAACATTGGTGTGTAAATTTTCCTCCAAAATTTTATTAATCTTTTCTATTTGTTTTGCTTGCCATTCCAGGAGCATAAACTGTTCCTGATCTATGGGTTTTTGAACAGATGCTTCCAGTAAATCTTTTTCAAACAATTGATTTTTAGTTTCAAGATTATTAAGTCTTTCAATAACAGTAAAGGCAAACCATAGTCCTGCAGCTACGGCTACAATTAAAGATATTAAATTTTAAGTGGCAATGCCACAGACGTGCTATCGCTGATCTTCATTTCCACCCCAATCGTGAGTACAATCATTAGTCACACAATTAGAAGTCTTAGCACCTTCTGGTTCTCTTAAAATATCTTTTGCAACTCTTGGTCGACTTTGTCTTTGTTTATAAGAATATACAGACAAAGCTTTCTTTTGAGCTTGAGAAACTTTTTCTTTAATCATTTTTAAAAAATCTTTACTGTCCATTTTTATCCTCCAGGTCGTAAAACATTTTATCAGAGTCTTCTGTTACCCAGTCAGGTCCTTCGACCTCCCAAACGGTATTTTGCACCTTATAGTCTGGCCAACTGTTATCAGTAGTATAGCTATTAATGTGCCAAAGGCAGCGATTATTAGGCTGAGCTGCATAATTGCCGTTAGCAAGAGCCAATATGTGTGCACACTTATGCTCTTGAGGGATTTCAGAATGTTCTGTATCCAGTATATTAGTCTCTGGGTGCGCCCAGTCAATGGTAAAAAGATATTGTCCTTCATAAAATTTCTTATCTTTACCACGAAACTTGCCGTGAACGCCAGCTAGATAATCAAATTCATGAACAGAAGGATAATAACTAAAACAATTCCACAGTTGAAGCTGGTCAACCGACATATCGGGCACTTCGGCTCTACGAAGATGTTTTTGGAAAAACGCTGAGATAGGCAGACGAAAGTAGACCGCACCATTCGGGAGAAGGATGTGAAATAAGAGGGCGCGTCCTGATATACTGTAACACCAAAGACCACACAGTCTTCTTCACCTCTTTTAGAAAGGTCCATATCATAGAGATACTCGGTTTTAACTTTGCAGTAAATTGGTGGTATGTTTGCATTAAGATATGCCATTTGTCTCCTATCATTTTATATCTCCCCAATTAAAACCTTTTTCATAATCCACTTTATTAGGAACCTTTAATTCAATAGCAGACTCCATAATTTCAATGACTCTTTCTGCCTTTTTATCAGATTCAATTGAGATATCAACTTCATCATGTATTTGAATATGAGGTAAAATGCCTTCATTATACAAATCAACCATACATTTTTTTGTCATATCAGCAGCAGATCCTTGAATAAGTCTATTCAATGCCTTGTAAGTAAATGCTCTTTTCAATGGCTCACCATATTCTTTTCTGGCCTGTTCTAAAGGTAATGGCTTGTGAATACCAAACTGAGAAGGTTGCCATAAATCAAAATGACAAACTCTTCCTTGTAGAGTTCTAATCTTTCCTCTGTCATTCGCTTTCCGCGATACAGCATCCATGAGTTGTTTAACAAATGGAGCCTTTTGATGATACTGTTGAATAAGTTTTTCAGCTTCTTCTTTTAACAATCCTAATTCAGCCATCAATTTATTTTTACCCATGCCATACATCAAACCTAAATTAATTGTCTTGGCTTGTTTTCTTTCAATGCCTGCAAGGTCTGCAACAGCCTGGTGGAAATCCGCGTTCCCCGCTCCGTAGGCCTCGACAATAGAATCAACACCCGTTAAGTTTTGTAACTTCGCATAGTGAACGAGTATTCTTGGTTCTTGTTGCGAGTAATCAAAGCTACCCCACACACAACCGTTCTCAGGAATAAAAATAGATCGGATCATTGGACCCAGATCTTTGTGTCGTGCAGGTATTTGTTGTAAGTTAGGATTACTCATTGAGAATCTTCCTGTCACGGTTCCACCATCATCAGATCGTATTTGATTAATGTCAGCATGGATTCTTCCATTCACCGCATGCTTGGTTATCGTATCAATAAAAGTGGTATGTGCTTTGTTAANGCATGCTTGGTTATGGTATCAATAAAAGTGGTATGTGCTTTATTTAATTCTCTTGCATCAGCAATCGCTTTTGCAGTTTCGTGAGGATGGTTTTGTAAAAAGTTTTTTGTAAAACTTGGTTTGCCTGTTTTTTCTGTTTTGTCATATGGTAAATTTAAATGATCAAAAACTTTTGCAATGGATGCTGCAGCCCAAATTTCTACTTGAATTCCTGTTAAGTGTTTGATTTTATTGAGTATTTTCTTTTCTTCAGATTCTAAATGTTTTTTAATTTTATCTGCTTTTTCTAAATTTACAGGAACACCTTTGAATCGCATATCAACAAGACATGGAAATAATTTTGTCTCTAAATCAAAAACATGTGTAAGTTCTTGTGCATAGATTTCTCTTTGCAACACTTGCCATAACTTTAAAGTTGATTCTGCATCTCGTTCTGCGTACTGACCTACAAACATAGCAGGCATTTTCCACATTTCAGCTTTCGCATCTAAACCATATTCTTTTGCTGCAGCTTGTAATACTTTTTCATCTTTACCTAACTTACAATATTCTTTTGCTAAAGAATCTAATCGGTAACTTAATCTGTTTTCATTAATCAACGATGCTGCAATCATGGTATCCACAATTTTACCTTTGATCTCAATACCAAAACTTCTTAACCAACAGACATCATACATGGCATTGTGAAATATAAATGTTTTATCTTCTCGTTTACAAATATCTTGTAACCAACCTTTGACTAAATTCTTATCTAGATTACCGCCTTGACTATGACCAATAGGAAAATAACCTTGCCAACCTTCTACAGCAACTGCAATTCCTGCAATATGTCCTCGACCAACCACGTTCCCCGATCCAAGTTCCTTTAAGTTTGGATCACAGGTCTCTAAGTCTATCGCAATCTCATTGTATTGCGATAGGTCTTTAAGTTCATCAGGCATGACCCATTCAGTTTGTGGAACGAATAGTGGCTCTTGTATAGTTCTCATTTATCCCAGCCTTTTCTTATGTGTGCAATTTCTAATTCACAATAATGAATAATTTTATTTAAATCTTCAATTCCATTTTTCTTTTCATATCTTACCGCATATTTAATGACGTTGGCCTGAAAAGGATTAAGATCGTTTTCTCGGATAAAAGTCCAAGGCTGTATTTTCATTTTATAGTGTTTACCACCAATTTGTTTTTCCTCTGGAAATATTCTTTCCAATGCGTCTTTTGTGCTCATTGTTTCTCCTTTTGTTGTGTGGTAGTTGTTGATTTAACGGCAAATGATTTTTAAGGGGCATAAGAAGTGCCGAACCAACTCCGCTGCTATAGCAAGATTCTACCACTAACCTATAGGGCTCTCTTCTCTCCCCGACTTGTAACCTCATATTAAATACGCTTTCTCAAAATTTTTAGGATCCACGATATGTAGTTCCTTCTTTGCTCTTGTTGCTCCTGTGTAGAACAATCGGTGGAGCTCATCAGGATCCTGCGCAAACGTTTCCATAGCCGCATTTGTAATATCTTGAAGTAGGAGTACCTTATCAGCCTCGCCTCCCTTTGCACCATGGATGGTTGACATAATAATTCTAGG